CAAACTCCGCTTTGAGTACCGTGTCTCCGATATTCTCGGAGATCCCTGCGTTAATGGGAGGCATTGCCGACGGCTCCGGGATCAATATCGTCCCGGGGAACAAACTCACCTGTGTCCCGAAGAACTACAAGACTCACCGGATGATTGCTGGCGAACCCTCTGGGCAGATGTACGCTCAGAAAGGGATGCACGCAGAATTCCGCCGGTTACTCCGGAAGGTGGGTGTTAACTTGGATGACCAGACTCCGAATCAAGATTGGGCCCTCCTTGGGTCCAGATCGGGGTTGGTCGCTACAGTTGACATGTCGATGGCGTCTGACACGGTCGCGTATAACGTGGTCGAGTGGATGTTGTCCCTTGTGCCTCAGGTGTTCGATTACCTTGACAGGTGTCGCAGCACTCAGGGGAAGTTCGCTGATCGTACAGTAATGTATGAGAAGTTCAGCTCCATGGGGAACGCAAACACGTTCGAGCTTGAGACCCTGATATTTTGGGCTCTGGCCGTGGCGACATGCGATATCTCCAATGCTGATTCACGTTTTGTTGGTGTTTACGGCGATGACGTCGTGATACCGAACCGTTGCGCGGGCCTCTTCATGGACGTGCTAGAAGAGTGTGGCTTTAAACCTAACAGAGATAAGACATTCTGGGAGGACCGGCCGCACGCTTTACAAAAACGGTTCCGCGAAAGTTGTGGAAAACACTTCTACCGCGGAGAAGACGTTACACCTGTATACATCCGTTCACAGCCAAAGACGTTGTTGGACTACTTTCTCCTTGTGAATAACTTGGTCAGGTGGTTGCGACGACTTGAAGCTATATCCGACGCACCATGCCTTAAACAAGCGTGGAAGGTTGTGGATGAATTGCGAGCATTGGCTCCGCAAGAATGGGTGAAACCTCGGATCCCCGATGGCTTTGGGGATGGTGCCTTCATCGGCACATTCGACGAGTGTACTCCAGAAACCTACAAAAGTCGCAAGACTCGGTGGGTGGAAGGGTATCGCGTTGAAGTTCTTACCGAACGCAGTGATAAAGCGGTCGGTCGTTCTGCGTGTGGTTTTCCTTTGGTTTGGCGAAAGTTGAGCAAGAGGAAGGGTTCACCACCAGTGATGGTGTTGAAACCCATTGAGTCTGGAAAACTCAAGAAGCACGTGGCTACGGTTACGGCTGTCGGCTTCGCTCTGGCCTCTCTCGAGAGGTTGGAAAAACGAAGTTTGCTTCCGTACGAGTTCAAGCGAGTCTATCAACCTGTATATGGAACCCGAAGGGGTACCCAGACCGAGCCACCTAAGAGGTGGTTGGGGCTTCGAGAGCTTGCGCTCTCGTTCGCAGGTGCAGAACTTGCTACCGAGGGAATGTCGATTGATTTGCCGTCGACAGTCCAGGTGATCACCACGTTTATGACCATTCCAAGGTCCTCTAGCTGGTGATGGTACTTGTAACATTGGCACCATGATTTGG